CCTCGCCCGCCCCCGCGACCCCAGCGACTACCTGCAACTCTCCGCCACCGACGGCACGACCCTCTACATGGGCCGCCTCGCCTGGGCCGACTACCCCGCCACCGGCCCAGCCGAGGACGCCCCATCCTGGACCATCTACCGCATCACCACCGACGCCGCAGGCAATGTCTCCTCGGAGCAATCCGCCACCGGCGCGTGGTCTTCCAAAGAGTCTCTGACCTATGCTTAGTCCTCTCTACGGCCAACTCTCACCCCTCCGCGTGCCGACCACGGATATAGCCATGCTGACCGCAAAAGCCTATATCGCCGCCGTTGAAGCCGCCGATGGTCAAAGTTTGGAATCTGGCGTGAAATCGGCGTTCACAGATTTCATCGTCGGCTGCCATAGTGATGGCATTTTGAGCGCAATAAAAGCGTCTTGCATTCTTGCAGGAGCGCGCACGCTTTCTGGGGCGCTAGTTCCGCTGGCTGGCTCTGCGCCAACTAATTTTAATTTTGTTTCCGCAGACTACAACCGAAAAACAGGTTTAAAAGGCAATGGCACGACTAAGCGCCTTTCGCCAAGTAGAAACGGAAATTCAGACCCTCAAAATAACTGCCATTTGAGTGCTTTTCGTGGGGAATCCATTACCGCAACTCACAATGCCGTTTTTATAGGATCAAATCCACAATCTAGTTCTTCTGGAACAATTTTGAGAAACATACACCTAGTTGGAGCAAGTGACGGATTTTATTTTAAAATACGAAATCTAGTTGAAAATTCCATAAATTCATTCACGGGAGATGCTGGTTTTCAAGCGGTATCAAGAAATTCTTCAACATTTTTTAGCTACCGCGCTCCAAATAACCAAAGCGGGACATTTTCAGTTACGAGCGTTACTCCAAACGGTAGCGCAATAGGTGTATTTTGCGCGGTTTCAAGCGGATCTCCAAGTGCATTTTCAAATAACAGGCTATCTTTTTACTCAATAGGCGAAGCACTTGACCTATCCAAGCTCGACACTCGCGTGTCCACCTTAATGACCGCCCTTGCCGCCGCCATATGACCCTCGCCGACCTCATTACCCAGCCCGTGAGCTACGAGACCGCGAAAGACCTCACTCTCGTATTCAGCCCAGAACTCGCCGCGCAACTCGCCGCCGTCCAAGCCGAGCATGGCAACCCGCGCCATGTCGCCAGCCCCGTCGATCTCGCCGATGGCCGCAAAATGCTTTGCGCCGACCTGCTCACCGAAGTCGGCCCCGGCGGTCTCTACTCGGGCGGATTTGCGCATCTCCCCGCCGAGCTTTTCCCGCTCGTCGAAGTCCTCCCGATGTCTGCCGTCCTCCCACTGCTCCCACAACCCGAAGAAATCTAAAACCACCACCACCCATGCTAGAACAAGTCTCCAACTCCGTGAAATTCTTGGCGTTTTTTACAGCGTCGAAACAAGGCAAAACCGGCCTCACCGTCACCGTCGATATCTACGGCCCCAGCGGCACGCAGATCGTCACCGGCGGCAGCGCCACCGCCCTCGGCGGGGGGCTGTATTCCTACTTGCTCTCGACCAACAACAGCGCCGAGGGCGAATACGCCGCCATTTTCAAGACCGCGGACACAACCGTGGACGCCCAGCACATTCCGAGCCTTTGGGTTCTCGGTCGCGCCGGAGTCGAAAACCTCGACGCCGCCACCAGCACCCGCCTCGCTTCATCGGGCTACACGGCCCCAGCGAACTCAGACATCTCGGCAATCAAGGCCAAAACCGACAACTTGCCAGCCAGCCCAGCCGCGACCGGCGACATCCCCGCCTCGGACATCGCCGCCATCAAAGCCGCCACCGACAACCTCCCCAGCGATCCCGCAGACCAAAGCCTCGTTGAAGCTGCCATCTTTGGTCTCACGATCCCCAGCGTGGTCCAGATCCGAACGGAGATGGATTCCAACTCCGCCAAACTCGCAAACCTCGACGCAACGATCTCGAGCCGCTCGACCCTCACGACCGGCGACCTCCCGAGCGTGCCTAGTGCAGCCTCTGTGGCCTCAGCCGTGCGCACCGAGCTGACCGAACTTTCCAACCTCGATGCAAGCGTCTCAAGCCGACTGGCCTCGGCAGCCTACACAGCCCCGACCAGCGCCCCGACAGCCGCCGCTGTGGCCTCTGCTGTTCGCACCGAGCTGACCGAACTTTCCAACCTCGATGCAAGCGTCTCAAGCCGACTGGCCTCGGCAGCCTACACAGCCCCGACCAGCGCCCCGACAGCCGCCGCTGTGGCCTCTGCTGTTCGCACAGAGTTGACCGAGCTTTCCAATCTGGATGCCTCCGTGTCGAGCCGACTTGCCAGCAGTGCATACACCGCGCCAGCGAACAACGACATCTCGGCGATCAAAGCCAAGACCGACAATCTCCCCGCATCGCCTGCTGCAACCGGAGACATCCCAAGCGCGAACATCTCGGCCATCAAAGCCAAGACCGACCTGCTCCAGACCGACCGCCTCGCGCAATGCTCGACCGTGGCCACCACCGGAGCGCAGCTCGCCGCCGCCCTCAGCTAAAATGCAAGACCAGCTCGCCACGCTCAAAACCGCTCTCACCGGAATCCTCGGCGCTGCCGCCGGGGTGGGCGGGGCCGCGTATAGCATGTTGCCCCACCTCGAAGCATGGACGCGCCTCGCCAGCGCCGGAATCGGCCTGCTGGCGGGGCTCATCGCCCTGCTCAAAGTCTGGCGAGACTTTCAAAAGAAATAACCCCTCCCTCCCCCATGAATAAAATCCTCTCGCACTTAAAGCAAAGATCTACCTGGGCAGGCATCGCCTCGCTCGTAGCCCTCACCGGTTGGCAAGTCAGTCCCGACCAATTTTCGGCCATCAGTGCGGTTGTCATCGCGCTCGTGGGAGCCTACGAGGTTTTCCGCGACGAGAAATGACCTCGCCCGCCCAGATCGCCGCCACCGGCCTGCTGCTCGGCTACATCTTTCTCTGCATCTCCTTCCTCACCGGCTGCTCCACCCTCGGCATCTCCCTCGAAACCGACTACGGCAGGTTTTCTTACACCCTCCCCGAGCTGCCCAAGCCGTCCTCAAGCAAATGACCTTCGACGAGCGCACCGAGCGGAATATCTCGACGCTGCACCCGGCTGTTCAGCCTAAAGCGCGAGAGTTCATGCGACTCGCGCTCGACCTCGCAGGCAAGCATAGCGTAGTGGTCCGCATCATCAGCGGCCTGCGTAGCTACGCCGAGCAGGATGCGCTCTACGCCAAAGGCCGCACCACCGCAGGCCCGAAAGTGACCAACGCCCGCGCTGGCTTTTCCAATCACAATTTCGGCACCGCCTGGGACATCGGCCTCTTCAAAGACAAAGCCTACCTAACCGACTCGCCTATCTACACAGAGATCGGCCAAGCCTCCCGCAGCCTCGGCCTGACATGGGGAGGGGATTTCAAGAGCTTCAAAGACACACCGCACTACGAAGTGCCCACCGGCCTCACCCTCGCCCAAATGCGCGAGCGCGGCGCCGCAGGGAAAGACATCTTCGCATGAGCCGCCTGCGCAAACCCAAATCCTCCCCACCCAAAGACCGCGAGGCCATCATGCTCCAGGTGCGCTCCTTGCTTGCCGAGCATTTCGATGTCGGCATTGCCGTGGTGAGTTGGGAGGACGAAGGCACGACCTACTACATGGACATAAAGTATGGCAACGACTACGCAGCAAAATCTCTCTGCCGCGAAGCCGAAGACATGCTCTGGCCCTACGAAGACGACGAGGAGGACGACGACGAATGAAAACCAACAAACTGCAAAACATCGTTCACGCCAGCCAAGTCACCGCCGCGCAGAACGAAGCCGCACAAGCCCGCGCCCAGCTCGAAGCCGAGCGCCGCGCCCACGCCGAAACGATCAAGGCTCTGGAGCGTTCGCGTTTCACCAAAGCCCCGCGCAAGGTCACGCCCGCCACATCGAAGGCCGGAACCGGCGACATCATCGAAGTCATTTTCAGCGATGTCCACGGCAACAAGCACGACCCCGCCGCGATGGCTGCCTTCCTCGGTGATCTCAAATCCCTCAACCCCGACCGACTCATCATCGGCGGCGATTTCATCGACTGCGGCGGCTTCCTCGCCGAGCACCACACGCTCGGCTATGTCGCCGAGACCGAGGATTCCTACGAGGACGACATCGCCGTCAGCAATTCCCTGCTCGACCAAATCCTCGCCGCCGCCTCGCCCTCCGAGGTTCATTATGTAGAAGGCAACCACGAATGGCGCGTCGAGAGATGGGCTCTCACCCAACGACTCGCTCACCACAAAGATGTCGATCTCCTTCGCCGCACCTTCTGCCCCGAGCATGTCCTCCGGCTCAAAGACCGAGGCATCCGCTATTATCACCAGGGCAAAACCCACGGCGATTGCGACACGCCAGGCTGGGTCAAAATCGACAAGGCGTTTTTCGTTCACAAAATCAGCAACGCCCGCGACGCCGCCGGGCAAGCCATGGCCAAGGCCGCTGCAAACATCGTTTTCTTCGATACCCACCGCGCCGCCTACAAGCCCATGCACCTCCCAGGCGTCGGCCTCATTTCCGCATGGAACCCCGGCTGCCTGTGCAAACGCCAGCCCCTTTACGCCAACACCCGCCCCACCGAGTGGACGCATGGCTACCTCGTCCGCTTCATCAGCAAAAAGACCGGCAACTTCCAGATGGTAAATGTCACCATCAACGAAGGCACCAGCTACGCCAGCCTCCTCCTCAAACCCAAGTCCGCATGAACAAACTCGCCGCCATCGCCCTCAAGCACAAAGCCCTCAAATACGGCATCCCCGCAAACCAAG